CCTGATGCCCAAACCCAATTGTTGACTTCTGCTTGCGTTAAACTTGCAAAAGGTATGAAATTAGGGTCACCAGCAGAAGGCTCTGTGAACGAGCAAGTTCCATAAATGGAGTTGCTGTAATCCTTGCCGTTAGCGGTTTCAGTACCAGTACACCTCCAACCTGCTGTGACTACAACGGATGTAAATCCATTGATTGTCTGCGTTGAAGTGGATAACCAATCTGTTGTCCAAACTATGGTAGCTGACATAAAAAACTCCTTTTAAAAGTGTCTAGCAAAATTGCCATGATATTTGTTTCTTGCCTCTTGTGCTACCAAGTCAGCAAGTTCAACGTCTTCATACGAACCCAAATGTTTTGTTTTTCCATTTACCTTTACACGAGCAAGCCATTTTTTAGCTAACTTACTCCATACCACGCCTTTGTATCCAGATGTATTGTGTGAAAACATACCATTGTTTCTTTGGTTTTCTGCTTTAGTTGCCGCTCTTAAATTCTCTATTTTGTTATTTTGTGGATTACAGTCAGCATGGTCAACAATTTTGGGAAAATACCCATAATGCCAAAAGAATATTATTCTGTGTAATTGGTAATGTTTTCTGTTTATAGCAACAAGCCCATGACGATTACCACTATAACAACCTGCTTGCTTTCCAGCGTGTTTAGGATTCCATTGCAAATATGCCAATTCAGTATTGAAATCTGAGCGAGGACGCTCTTTCCAATAAAGTTGACCATCACGATAATCAAACAAACGCTTTACAAATTCTTGGGTTAGTTCCATATCAGACTCCTAATTTGGCTTCAAGAGCCGTTACTTTTGCTGATAATTCTTGAATGGCTTTCACTAAAATAGGAATTAAACTATTGTCAGACAATCCCAAAAATTCTTCTTTAGTGCCATCAGGTAATTCGGTTTCATTTTTACGAATAATACTATTTATATACTTTTCGTTTTTGAATGATTCTTGAATGTCTTGTGCCAAAAAACCCACATAAGTATTTTTGGTATCAAAATCGTGAACAATATGTTCTTTCCAATCAAAAGATACTGGATTTAATTTATTTACCAATCTAAGACCATTAGAAATTGGAGTTACATTAGTTTTATAATTTTTATCTGATGTTGCAATAATTGCACTTGTTGCAAAAATTTGACTGTTAACTTGTAATTTATATGAGCCATTAGAACTTGTATATCCCACTAACAAGTTACCGCTTCCATCCAAATTCATTAAATTGTCAGAGGCATAATGACCAAAAGTCAAAATGTTTGTTGCGGAACCAGAAGTGCCACTGTACTTATACCCAATGTATCCAGCATTTAGGCTTGAGGCAGATTTACCAATAAAGTGAACAAAGTTTTGATTCGACGTCATTCCAGCAAGAAAGGCTTGTGATGCCCAAACAAATGCGCTTGAATTATCGGTAGCATTTATTGCCAAAATACCCGTATTGCCTGACCCTGTTCCAGTAACAGATAATTTTCCAGAGGCAGAAGTTTGCCCCACTAACAAGTTACCACTAGAGTCTATACGGGCACTTTCAAGCCAACTTCCGTTATAACGATCAAAAGCAAGTGCGTTTCCACTTGTTAAACGCAAACCTTGAGCAACTCCACCACCAGCACCTAATCCAAAACTAAGCGTTCCAACAGTATCAGATTGCTGTACTGCTGTAATTTTTGCGGCTGTATAACCAGTGCCGCCAACCATGAAATTCCCACTAGAGTCTATACGCATCCATTCTGTGCTTAGAGATGCATTAAACCATTGATGAACAGCACCAGCATACTGCAAGTAACTCCCAAATGATGTTCTGGTTGTTCCATTTAAATAAATTGCGGCGGCATTAGCTGTGCTAGATGCTTGTAAAATTGAATAAGAAGCATCATTGTCACCAAAAATACCACCAGAACCACCGCTAGAAAAAGTGATTGCACCGCCTGAAACTTGCAATTTAGTGCTAGGACTACTTGTACCTATACCTAGATAGCCTGCGCTTGTGAGGCGCATTTTTTCTGAACCAGTAGACATGGAATAAGCACCCTGTCTCCATGCCAAATCACCACTACCACCTGAATTACCAACAACCCATCTATCTGCTACACCAGCTTCACCATAATATAAAAAATTGGCGTAACTACTTGCAGAACGTATAGCAACTTGTGTGTCAGCACCTGAAGCATTTAAACGAATACTTCCACCAACATCAACTGTATAACTTGCTGATGGACTACCTTGATTTACAACCAAACTTGTTCCATTCCAAGTCAACGCAGACCCAGTAGCCAAAGCACTTGTACTAGACGCATACACCACACCATTGGCTGTGAATGATGTGAGTCCTGTACCTCCGTTAGTCGTTGCTAGTGTGCCAGATAAAGTCACTGCGCCTGTTGTGGCGGTACTTGGAGTGAATCCTGTCGTTCCTGCGCTGAATGAGGATACGTTGACTGTTGAGCTGACCTTTACATAATCCGTAGCTGTGACTGAATCATAATAAACAATCGCTGTTTCATTTGGCGCAATATTAACCCCAGTACCGCCTGACTTCTTGATGACAATCGCAAACCCGCCCGTGGTATTGTTAATAACTACAAATGTTCTACTTGACGCTGGAGCGATGATGTTTCTAATTGCCCCTCTAGCGCCTGTGCAATTTAATGTACTATACTGAGCAACTGTTGAGTTGGTCGCTGTGGACGTAAACGTAGAGGAGTTATTCCCGTTACTGACCGAGAGCGTGATGTCTGAGTCCTGCGTGATATTGTTTGTACCTGCAACCGATACATCAATCAAAATCGTCAAGCCATTGTTGACATCATCGCCCCAAACACCAGACTCTGTGCCAGTAGTGGGTAGAGCTAAACCTAGTAGTGATGTGTTAGTAACTGTCATGTTTTATCCTGTTGAAATCACTGTCCAATTCGGCGTTTGATTGTCGTCAATTGTAGACCAGCCTGGGGTTTGTGCGTCCCCAATATTCTGCCACGAAGGGTTCTGGCTGTCATCAATTAAACTCCAATACACCGCAAACATATTGCCCACTTGACCCGTTGCGTTCACCCCTGTCAACTGAGCCGTCCTTGCTCCCATCGTCACGGAACCCACCAAGCCACTCGCCCCAACACCTGTCAAAGCTATCGTGATGTTTGGCCCAACCGATCCAACATTTCCTACGGCAGTAACACCCCGCAACGCCGCTAAAACCGATCCTATTGCACCCGTGGCACTAGTGCCAGTCAATCCCACTGAACTGCTGGGGGCCACCGTACCAACTGCACCTGAAGCATTATCCCCTGTCAGTCCAAAACTCTTGGCTGGACTGACTGACCCTACCGAGCCACTGGCAAAAACTCCTGACAGCGCCCGAGCATTGGTGACCAAAAGCGTGCCAGCAAATCCTGATGCCGCATCGCCTGACAACCCCACCGATACACTAAAGCTGATCGACCCAACCGCTCCGCTACCGCCAACCCCTGAGAGCGCTACAGTGATATTAGGCCCGACAGACCCTACGTTACCACTTGCTCCATCTCCCGTACCAGCCTCAGACTCAACCGCTACGACTGTCCCTACATTTCCTACACCACCTACGCCCGTTAAAGCGATGGTGATATTGGGGCCAACTGTTCCTACATTACCCGAGGCTGGGTCTCCTGTGAGCGGTAGAGTACCGCCCCAAGCTCCATCACCCCAGTTGCCATAGCCCCATGTTAATGCCATACATTATGTTGTTGACAAACGTAGTAATGCTGAAGATGTCGAGTTGGAAGGCATGGTCAATGTAAACGTACCCGCCGTGATGGTCTGTGAACCAAATGTATGTACTGAAACAGCTTTGTTGGAACTTGATGAGTTATAAATCAACACCGCATCAAAAGCAGTCGTCACTGTCAAAGCCGTCCACTGAAAACTCGCAGTAGGAGTCCAATAAGCCACGCCCGCCGTAGAAGATGAGTTGGTAGCAATCGGACTTGTACCATTTGTCACCGTCACACCACCAGCCGTATATCCAGTACCTGAAGTGTTGGTCACCTCACCAGTAGTAGAGTACGCAGTTGTGGCCGCATTGACAGTAGCAGATGCAAAGTACAACGCTGCTTTGAATGTATTACCAGTACCAGTGGTAAAGTTGTGAGTGGCTGTCATCAGCTCACCCATGAAAGAGGTACACATACTCTGGGTATTCGCCATTTTAAGCTCCTTAGAATGTTTCTACCGTACCCGAAACAAGGGACGGCATTTGTTTTAAAGTCACATGAGCAGAACGGTGAACCAACTCACCATCAAGATAGTACTCATCCCATGTTGTGTACTCAATATCATTGTCGATAAACCCGGGTCTATGCTCCAACAATGAAGTATCCATGTCGCCTTTGGTGGTTGTGATAATCAATTTGAACTCCTGATTAAAGCTGCCGTCGCCGTGTTTGCTGGCATTGTAATGGTGAAGTTTGACGATGTTTTGTCAGAACCAAAGTCCAATACGCATATTGATTTATCTCCTTTAGAGTGGTTATAAATCAAAGCACATCTCGCTGTTACTGATGCATTGAATACTACATTGGAAAAATTAACATAAGCTACATAGCCAGAGGTATTGATTGTGACTCCAGTCATGGTCACTCCGCCGGCTGTATAACCTGTTCCGCTTGCTTCATTTGTACTTGAATATACCGTTGTAGCATACCCTAAACTTGCATTACCAGTATAAAGCGCAATCTTAATCGTATCTGATAATAGATTATGCACACCCTGATAAAGCTCAGCCTTGAAGCTTGTGGTTTGAGTTTGAATAATACTCATACAACAGGCTGCCTATACTGTCCGTCACGATAAGCATCCATACGGAGCTTGCCGTCACCCAAGTTCTTAAGGGATGCCATAGATTCTGTATAACGGGTTTTGTAGAGCGTGATCATGTCTGCATCCGCTTTAATGTATGTTGCCGCCTCAAATAGAGTTCCATTCAACAAAGCTGAGTCAAAGTTATCACCCAGCCAGGTTTCTCCATTGGCATTAGTAACAGTAGCAACCGTCAAAGCCAAGCCGGTACCACCCGTTATTGACGCACTTAATACATCACCTACGGCAAAATAACATCCCTTGCCAATTAACGTTACAGAAGTGATAACCCCACCGCTAACAACAATAGTAGCAGTAGCGCTATTGCCAGTCCCGCCAGTAAGAGCAACATTGTAATAAGTGCCATTGGTATACCCCGAGCCAGCATTTGTTATCGTCAGCGATCCTATAGCCGCTTGAACAATTGATGCTGGATAATAGTAATAGTGCAATTCTGCCGTATACGCCATATTAGGAGTTGGTCCTAAAATGAGCGTCAATGCCGATTCATTTCCTGTTTGCGGTCCAAATATAGCGTAGTGCTTAGGCTGACCCGTCACATTTGTATTGGGATAAGCCTCTCTAATAAAGTTCACATCTTTATTCAATAAGAATAAATAAGAGTTGGTCGCACCAGGAGGAGCTGGATATCCAGTCGTAGGATAAATAGACAACGAATAAACAGACAAAAAATCTACTGGAAGAGATAGATACTGATTGCTTGGCGTAATTGATCCAGTCACATTTTTTCGTAAACTTGGCAATTGCACCGAGTTATAAATCCTCTGTTCGCATTGCTCAATCATACGATTGAGATCAAGCGTCGGGAAATTATTCTCGATGTAATCGTTTACAGCAGTGACCAGTTCACTATAAAACATATTAAGCCATTGGTCCTCTAGCTATTCTTCCACGCTCTGCGGCACCATTACCCCTGGTTTCTTCACCAGAAGTCTTGATCTCATCATTATTACCAATGGATACTCCGCCATTCAATGGCGTCCAGTTATGGCGAGTAGGCATCTTAGCTGCTAAGCCTATGTCTGGATGATCTGGATTTTCTTCAATAGCGCTAACATTGAACCTTTTGCCATTCATATGGTGAGGAGCTGCATATTCATCTGCAGGACCATTGTATTTACCCTTACCGACTTTAACGGCAGGACTATTTTTGGTTGTAGGTTTAATTTGTGTAGCCATTATCCACCTCTGCCACGTTGATTCATAGCGCGAGCCATGTTACGGCCTTGCATTTTCATTGATTCACCTGATACTCCAGCAATGCCGCCTTTAGCAAGCTTGCTCATTTTTCCGTGATGCATCTTTTTCTCGTGCTTATGCACTTCAACATCTGCAATCTTTTTAACTGTTTTCTTGTCCATATTAACTCCTAAGAAATAGTCACCGTTCCAACATACGTTGTCGCTATCAAATTGTTCGGCGTTAATCCACTGTCATTTAACGACGATCCACCAACAGGATTCCAGCCCCATTGTGTATCCCGTGAACCACCACCAGGATAACCTAAAGCATCAAGACCAGAAGCTTCATACGAAAGATCTGGCCTAGGTTGACGAACCGCTTGTGGATCATCAACAGGAAACATGCCCAATTGCAACTGCGGTTGATCTGGGTCCCAGCACTCATCACATACTTTTAGTTGATAGAGTTTAGTCTTTATAACCTCAAACTTCAACTGTTTTAACTTGTACCTTTGCCCACATCGATCACACTCGGCAATCGAGTATTTACCTGATGCAAAACGATTACCCATTAAGGACTACCCCCACCAATAAACTGCTGACGAGGTACAAATCTAATGGCTGCTTTCTCTCGATCTTCGCCTGCCGCTAAATTAAACTGTTCATCATACTGCGCTTTAAGCATGTCAATTCTGGGTGCCAGCTCAGGTACCTTGGTCGCTATATGATAAGCTAGGCCAGCGGCTAAAGAGGGTAGGAACCTAAAATTCATGTCGGAGGTATTCACACCTCCACCGGCATCTTGGACCCGTCTAAGCCGCCAATAGACAAATGTATAGGTTTGCGATCCATCTGGTGTCGGCCAAACCGTTACTGCAGGCAATTGAGCTACGTTGATTGCCGCAGTAGCCGCATGAATCGCTGCAGTGGTATTGTTTTGACCTCGAGAACAGTTTAAAAGCTGGTTCCCTGTAATGTATTGATAGTAAATAGTCTCACTATCGATAGTAATGTAGCCTTGAGCGGCTAAATTTACCGTAGAACTGATGGTAATTGTGGTATCTGTAGTACCTATTGACGAAGAAAGAGTAACAGCTGTACCCGTTTGATCATATAAAGGATTTGTTTCGCCAGATAACCTCTGTACCCATACTTGAATGGGCCTGGCTTGCGTTAATTTGTTAGGAATTGTGGCGTAAGTTGATACGCTAATCCTTGTAATTGTTAAATCTGACTGGTTGCTTGTGCTATTTGCGTTAGTTCTAATAACATGGTCAAGTAAATCAATCGTATCCGTGGGCAAAGGATAGGTATTTAACCCTTGAGTCAAGGTAAATGACCCTTGCTCAATAGTCCACATGTTAATACCACGATTTTGCCACTCAATAGTCATCAGGTTCATGGATCTACGAGCTGTTCGTAGGTCATAACCTGTTCTCATTTCCCTGCCGGCACGCTCCCACGCTTCTTCAGCCACCTCGGTGAAGTCCATGTCAAAGGAAGTTGTGCCAGATGTACTCATTTTTTAGCTGTCTTAGCTGATTTTATAAAAGCTTGTTTTGTTGGAGCACCCTTAGTGCCTGGTTTAC